GTAAGGTTGTAACACTGAAGTTGTGCCTCCAGTAAAAGTAGCACTCATATTATGAGAGTGAGCCGTCCCTGATCCTACACTTCCTGTATCACCACCGCCCGCATTAGATGCTGATTGTGAATTACCATGAGCACTAGGTCCGCTTCCAATAGATTTTGGATTACCACCTGCACCAGTATGAGTATGTGCCGCTAATTCAGGTGTTGTTACAGCGTGAGTACCTGTAGATCCGCCAACGTTCCCAGTTGCCTGTACAGTTTCTGCTCCACCAGTTGAACCTAAAGCTTTGTTATTAGATTTACTTACAGGGAGTTTATCTTGTAAATCAGGTACATTGAAAGTTGATGAACCGTCTCCAGTTCCGTAAGTTGTGCCAACTATTGCAAATAATGCAGAGTAAGTAGATCTTGAAACAGCAGCACCATTGCATTCTAAAAATCCTGAAGGAAGAGACGCATCTGACCACGGAACAATAGTTGCTGTTGGAATACCTTCAATGCCTGAAAGGTTTGATCCATTAAAATTAAATTTAGTTGCTTCGTAATTTGCCATATTTATTATACATTATGAAGAATAAGATGTTGGTCTAGCACCTAGTCTAGAAATTTTTTCTGACTCAGTTTCATCTTCAACATTATCATTATCCCAATTAGATTGTAATTGAACTAAATGAGCAGCGTCCCATTTAGTAATAAATTGACTTGCAAAATCTCCTAAATTAGCTTCAACCCACGACAGGTTTCTTCCAACTGTTCCAGGAACAGTTTCAACTAAATCATTATCGTCATTATTATCATCAATATAATGAATACAGTGAATATTATCAAACTTAGAATCATTCCAAAATGAATCTTCTCCTGTTATCTTGTAAAAAATAGGAGCTTCAATAGAACCTTCTCCTGTTTTTTTCATAATTTTTTTCTCTGAGATAATTACTGTCCAATTTCCGTGTGTTGCCATAAATATCCTATGTTTTAATAATGTAAATTAGTGTTAAGTAAGGTTGAAGAACCGAAGTTGAGTCCCCTGTAAAAGTTGCTGACATATTATGAGAATGTCCGCCTCCGCCGCCCGTACTTCCTGTAGCACCACCGCCCGCATTAGATACGCCTTGTGGATTACCAACATAAGCAGGTCCGCCTCCAACAGATTTTGGATTACCACCTGCACCAGTGTGCGTGTGTGCTGATAATTCAGCTTCCGTTAAAGTGTGAGAACCTGTAGATCCTCCAACGTTTCCAGTTGTTTGTACAGTGTTTGCTCCGCCAGTTGAAGCTAAGGCTTTGTTATTAGATTTTCCAACTGCTGCATTATTTTGTAAATCAGGTACAAGAAAAGTTGAGGAACCGTCACCAGCTCCATAAGTTGTACCTACAATTGCGAATAAGGCTGAATAAGTAGATCTTGAAACAGCGGCACCATTACATTCTAAAAATCCAGATGGTACTGAAGCAGAAGTCCACGGAACAATAGTTGCTGTAGGAATACCTTCTATCCCTGTAAGATTTGCTCCATCATAATCGTATTTAGTTGCTTCATAATTTGCCATATTACTTCTCTGTGTAAGTCCATCCTGTCGTAGCGTCTCCTGAATAAACTAATCCAAAAGCTGCCCCTTGTGTATTAACGACAAGGTCTGCTGCTGCATTAGCGATGTTAGAAGAGTTTCTACCGACAGTTAGAGCGTTAGAATTAAAATCATAACCTTGATCAACAAAATTGACTTGATCACCTATAGAAGGTGATGCTGGTAAAGTAACTGTAACTGCTCCACCGTTTGTGTTTACTAAAAGTTGAGCTCCAGCTTGAACTGTTTCTGCAGCAGTTATTGCTCTCCATTTTTTTAATTCTGCAGCTTTTGTAATGTTTGTTCCGTCAGTAAATAAACTGTAAGTGTTACCTTCGCAAAGTAATGCTCCTGTACCACTAGCTGTTTTGAAAGTTAACGTGTAGCCAGCATGATTTGTTCCATCAATTACAGTGTAAAGTTTTTCAATAGTGTTAGGGCAAGTAACTGTTCTGTTAGCTGCTAAAGTCCCTGTTAATTTGATTACTGCGTTTCTAGCATTAGATATTGTACCATCAGTCATTACAAGAGCGACATCTGAAGATGCTACATCAATTGATTGATAACCAGCAACGGCTTGTTGAACTAGATTTAAATTTGTATTAGTTTTATCACCCCAGGTACCAGCGTTTTCGCCAGTTACCATAAGCTCTAGTTTAAGATCTGTTGAATAACTTGATGCCATATATCTCCTATTTTAACAAAATTATGCTGCTCTATCAACCGTAGTCCAAACATTATTTACACCAGGATTGATCTCACTCCATGCCGTAATATTAACTGAACCTATAGTAGCAGTCAACCCTATGCCTGATGGAAATGCATTTGCGTTTGCATTAATAGTCACTTGTCCCATTGATCCATTTAATAATCCAGCAGTGGTAACTGAATAAACTGATACAGGGGTAACTGAGCCCACTGATAAAGTAGCTGCTTGACCTGTAACTGATTCAACAGTTGTTTGTACTAATGTAATTGAACCTAATGTTAAAGAAGAGGATATCCCTGTTACATCTACAGGTGTTTTATTTTCAGGTATTACTGTACCAATAGATCCTGATAAAGCTTGACCTGTTACACTTTCGTTTGTTGATTGTTCTAAAGATTGTTGACCTAAAGATAAATTTAATTGATTTTCATTTGCAAGAATAAATACATCATTATCAATTTGTATTGAACTTGCCCCTTGAGTAATTGTTAAAAGATCAAGCCCTGTAACTGAAACATCAATATCAGTAAAACCTATTGCATTTCCTTGAGATGCACTTAAAGATTGCCCTTGTGCAATTACAGAGTAATTACCACCCCAAGCTCTATTACCCCAAGTTCCTCTGCCCCAACCTTGTTCTATTAAAAACTGATCATCGATTGTGACTGAACCACTATTTGAATTTAGACTTATACCAGTAACATCTACATCTGCGCTACCAGCAATTTCACTAGCTGTTCCTATAGAGGTAGTTAAAGATTGTCCTGTTAATTGCTGTTCTGCATTTATTGATACAGAAGCTGTTCCTTGAGAAGAAGTTAAACTTTGACCAGTCGCATCAACAGAAGAACCAAATTGAATAGTTAATGATCCAATGTTTGAAGATAGGGATTGACCTGTAACAACTACATCACCACCTACACCCCAAGCGTTTTCACCCCAAGTTAATCTTCCCCAACCTTCATTGATTTCTGCAGAAGGTTCTAACGTTACTCCTTGTGAAAGTGTTGCGCTTAAACTTGTAAGTATAACACTTGAACCAGAAAGATCTCCCCATTCACTTTCTCCCCAAGTTTTTCCACCCCAACCTGTATTGATTTCTGCAGTAGGTTCAATAGTGGCTCCTTGTGAAGTAGTTACACTTATGCCAGTTACTGCAATATCAGCGTCAGCTTGATCGCCCCAGCTATTAACTCCCCAAGTGACTTGACCCCATTTGTTATTAGCCATAAATAACTCCTGGGTCGAACGGACGACCCGCTATGAAAAACAAATTAGTAATGTTTGCCATAGCAGGCACCTCCTTTTAAATTATGCGATTCTCAATATAGCTGCGCTTGTTGTAAATGCTGGAAACTGAATAGTAAAAGTTCCTGCAGATGCAGTTTTGTCACCGCCAAAATCTAATACCGCTACAGCTGGATCTCCAGAAGCAGTGTCGTTATAAATTAATGCACCTCTAGCTGTTAAAGTTACACCAACAAATGATAAATCAGCAAAGTCTGTTATAGCTGTGTTTGTAGCTACAGACGTTCCTACATTTACAAGGGCACTTCCACCAGATGAATATCCAGATGAAGATACTTCGTTACCAGTTGTAAATGATGTTGTTGATTTTCCTAAAGTAGCTGCGTTAGTATACATTGCTAATTTGAATGTATTACCTCCACTAGCATTAGCTTTAAAGTTGTGCGTAGCTTCCAAAAGTTGTTTTTTGAAAGAGTTTGCGATTGCGTTAGTTGTTATTGCCATGTTTTCTCCTTAATTAATTTTATGGTGACGGTGAAGGTACTTTAATTCGAGGAACTCCACTGTCATATTCTCCTCTTCTTCTTCTGCCCATTTGTTGTAGAGCAAAAGCTTGTATGCTTTGATTATACCTGTCAGAATACAGTTTGTATAGGTCATCAGGGCCTTTAAGATAGCTGTACGCTTCTTTTAAAACTCCATATAACAGCATTGCTTCTTGATGCTGTGATAAGAATGTATCTGTTGTACTGTTAAAATGAGGTGGGTCTTTTATAAAATTTATTTGCACAGTGCTAGCTGCAGCAGGTGTGGGTGCCACTAAAATTACTGGACCTGTTTGAACATTGTCTTCCCAATTTGCATAATATTTAGGAACTCCAGTAGTTGAATCATTTGGTGCAAATTCAGATATAAAACTTGTATCTCTTTTTTCTAAAAAAGTTCTGTTATTAGAACTATCTATAACTTGAACAGATCTTAAAACAAGAAGATCTGCTGGTAATGATACATAACGATTACCTATCGTAAAATTTGAAGTAGAATATTTTCTAAGGTCATCATAATCCACAGCTCCTGCAACATCTAATTCTGTATTTCTTATGAATTGATCTAATATAGAATCTGTTAATACAGTATTATCTACTTCTGTGTAATTTCTTACTTGTGTTAAAAAATTTGAATATGTAATAGCCATTATAATCCTATTGTTACCTGTCCAACTGTAGTTTGAGCTTGTCTTCTTCTATTTTGTAAAGAAGGATCTCTTGGTTGCATTGTATTTCCTTCTGAACCATCGTGTTCTATTGCGTAAAATACTTGAAAAGCAAACTGACCAGGTAATGTAAGATTAGCGACTGCTTGTCCTTGGCCACCCGATCCAGCAATTGTAGTATCATTTGAAAAAGGTACTTCAGGTTGTTGAAAATCTTGCGCTCTAGAATTTTGTAATGCAATAGCATCAGCCACAACTCTTTTTCTTCTAATCTGAGGATGCTTAGGCTCAAACTCTGATGTA